GATATAATTAAACGAACCCTTTTTAAATGGGCATTAAAACGAACCCTTTTTAAACCCCCTCCTTCACTTGGATAAAATATAAATACGCTACTAGTTTCTTAGCATCGCTTAAAGGTTTTAAGCGTAAACAAGAGGTTTCAAGCGTGGGAGAATACAATATAAGTAATACAACAGTAACGGATTTAAAAGGCACCATAAAAGATTTCTCTATCGGAACAAGACAACTTGATAGTGTTAATGCATCAGGGGACACGTTTTATGACAATCCCGACTTCATAAAATATCTATCATATTATAAGAGTATTCCAGAATTAAAGAAGTCTATTGATACATTTGCAACTTATGCAGTAGGTAGAGGTTTCACAGCCGATCCAAGTACAAAAGTTATTCTAGATCACGTGACCGGAGCAGGCGAAGATACTTTTGACAGTATAATATGGAATCTAATCGTTATCAAAAAGATCAACGGAGATTCTTTTGCAGAAGTCATGAGAGAAGGAGACAAGAAGGATGGAGTTATTTTGAACATCAAACCTCTTAACCCTGCCACTATAAGCGTAGTGTACGGATCAGACGGAAGAATCAAACATTATATCCAACGTAATGAAAAGAACGGGGATAAGAAGCTCGACAAGTGGAGAGTTCTACATCTAATTAATGATCGTATTGGAGATGAAATTCATGGTGTATCCGTGGTTGAAGCCTGTAAATGGATAATTGATGCACGTAATGAAGCCATGAACGACTGGCGCAGAATCTCTCACAGGTCCACTATAAGGGTAATGTATATCGATTCAGACAATATTACGAAGATCAACCAAGTTAAAACCGAATACGCGGAAGCTATCAAGAAGGGTGAACTTCTTATTATCCCTGCAAAAAGAGGAGAAGCAGAATTTGAAGATTTGCAACTCCCACCCGTTGATGCTTTTCTCTCCTGGATCCGCTACCTAGAGAACGCATTCTATCAAGCGGTAGGCGTTCCGAAGGTCGTCCTCGGCGGATCCGAGGAGTTTACAGAAGCCTCATCGAAAACTGCGTTAGTAACTTTCGATCAGCAATGGAAGAAAGAGCAGCGTGATCTAGAAGCCGATTTGTGGAATCAGTTAGCATTAAAGATAATATTGTACGAGCCAATAAGTCTAAAGAACGAGATGATTACAGATGAAAGCAAGAATACTGGACAATTAGGATTTCAACCCAATGACGTTACGGCCAACAGCGGAGCCGATGGAGAAGGAGTATAATGGCACCAACAAACTCAAGTAAGCCTAAGCCAAAACCAAAGCCGAAACCTGAACCAGAATCAGAATCGCAATCAGAACCAAGACCTAGAAAGGTAGTTAGTATTGCAGGAGAAGAAGTTGATAGTGAACAGTTTATCGCAAGTAAACAACCTGCTAGAAACTTTTCAAGGCCAACCGGTACAGATCGAAGTCGTGCTGTTGAGATTACAAATTTATCAAGTGCAGAGAAAAGCAGAATATCCCAACAACATGGACTGGAAGGAGTAGCAAGACGGGATATTGCATTAGAAAACCAAAAAGCTGAAATTCAAAATCAATTACAACAAGAACGTGCGAAAAGTCTCCAACCGATTATTGGACAAGTTGCACAACCAATGCCTGAACAAACTATTATCCCCGGCTCCCCTGTTAATCCTTTAACTCCTGAACAAGCGAAAGAGTTAACCAATACTACGCCACCACAACAAACACTTATCGGAAAAGATGAAGCCACAAGCTTGGCCCTTGGTGGAACAAGTATCGGAGCAGGCGCAGCTACTGGCGCAGGTCTTGGTGCCACAGCAGGTGCAGCTTTTGCTGGTGTTGGTGCTGTACCCGGAGCTATTATCGGGGGAGTTGCTGGCGGAGCAAGTGCAGGTCTTGCTAAAATCTCATTTGAAAAAAGAGAGAACGTGGCAGTTGCAACTAAAAACTACAAGCTCGCACGTTCAAATATGAAAACCATAATCAATCAAGTCAATGCTGGAATGATGTCTCCTGAGGATGCCGTAGTAGCATGGAATGATCAGTTGAATACTATTAATATAGCACATAGAAATCTTAAGCTAGAGACTTCAACATCTCTTGCTCGATTCTTATCAGGTGGCCGTGTTGAACTAACAGAGATTCAAAACTTTAAAGACAATGAGGAGCTGTTTTTTACGAATAGGTTACAAGCTGCGCTATTAAGTCCTAATCCTAACTCAATATTTATGGATTTACAAGAAAATGAGGCGCCAAGCTATGACAGCTAAAAGAACAGCTATTCCAAGCAACGACCAACGTATTTTATCAAATACCCAGTACAACTGCTCAGGTCCTTTAAGCCTAAGAAATTCAAGCTTTTCCTTTTCTTTTAAGCTCATAAATTTAACAATAAATCGAGGTTTAAAAACCTTCTGATGGACGCTGAGTGGATCACAGTTGGAGCCGGTGTTGGGTTCCCCGCTAGTCTCTGTGTTTACCTTCTAGTCCGTATGGAAAAAGCGATTAATAAACTAACAGAAGCCGTTACGGTTTTGACGATTAAAATGAAAGGAGGGAATTAAGATGAGTGAACAAAAAGAAGACCTTGGAGCAGTTGATATTGGAGATGGGAATAAGCCCTCGTCAACTCCGGTTATTGACTCCGCAAATCAAGCAGCAGAAAGGATGGAAAGAGCTGCCGCAGTCCTCAAAGCGGAAAACGACAGACTTGAAATCTTGAGATCTGAAAAGATTCTAGGCGGAATGACCGATGCAGGACAGACAGTCAGTAAACCTGAAATGTCTCCACAGGAATACGCAAGAGCCATTCTTGAAGGCAAGATAAAATGACGCACCTAGTATTGTTAACAAGAGGAAATTTGGAGCATGTAGAGATCTTCATAAAAGAACTACATACGCGATACTTGCCAATGGACATATACAATCCAGTTACCAAGAAGATGGAGCGCAGATTACAACAGATGCGAGTGTGTCCAGTTCAATTATGGGATATATCATTCCCTGATGAACATAAAGACGCTGTGCTAAACACCTGCTTAGCAGGAAATAGTGGGGCGCCAGTTGGAACACATTCAGTCAAGTACAAGCTTGGATTTGCAGCATTACAAAAAGCTCTGCGTCTAAGCCCTATTCCAGAATATAATAAAAAGGGTAAGTTGGCTATGCGTCCACCAGAACATATCGAGTTAATCGGTATTGGAACTAAGGACGATTATTGGATTGAGCCTGATGGAAGCCATGTTTCAAAAGATAAGAAGAGTAAATTAGCAACTGAGGGTATATGACTGAGTGGGAAGATCTAAGCAAGTTCGAAAGGATAAAAAGAAAGTTTAGATCTTACTCTTTAGAAAAGACCCTGTTAATTCTCTTAACAATTTCATTTTTTTTATTTATTGGTTTTATTCTAGGTTTCCTAGTTGCATTTGAGTTCATGTGGAGCAAGTCCATTATACTTGCTGAAAAGTTTTTAGATGTCCAACTAAATGGTCAGGCAAAGGAACTAATGAAAGTTTACTTCTGGAAATTAACATGAACATTCCTACTTTTATGTGGCTTAAGAAGTATTTCGATACTGGATACGGTTTAATGAATTACCCTAGAGCATTGATGATGGTCATAGGAGTTGGCGGTATTGCTAGAAACTGGAATTGGAAATTACTTATTATTATGGGCATAGCCTACGGTGTATTATGTTTTGTCTCAGGTTGGCTATACATACTTTTCAAGCTCCAAGATTATGAAAACGAGATTAACAATATCTTAAATCCATTCCAAAGAGAGGTTAGAAAGAAACTTGGCCAGAAGTCTAAGGTTGTGGGTTAGAGTCGATAAAGAAGAGATCGAACGTATTCGGAGAAAGGCCAAAGAAATGAACATTTCTGTATCAGAGTATATCAGGATCATGTGCGGACACCGAATAAAAAGAAGATAGTTTTATCTCCTGCATGGCTAATGAAGCATCATTAAGAGTAAGAATTGAAGAACCTTTACCTTTTACCGTCGCTGATGGAACTGGAATTGAAAAGGGAGCTACATTAAGATTAACTGATCCTAGAACTGCTGCTGCAAATACTGCTAACGGACAAATGGCCGCAGGTATTGCTGCAAGAGAAAAAGTTGCTTCTGATGGAAGAACTGAATTAGCAGTATACAGACGCGGATGGTTCGACATGAAATGTTCAGGAGCCGTTGTACTTGGTTCTAAATTAGTATTTGCAGGCGGAGATAATTGCGTAGTACAAGCTACATCAGCACATTCAGGAGCTGCTGTAATTGGAACTGCACTTGAAACTGGAGCAGATAACGAAGTCATTCTAGTAGACCTTAATATTGGTGGTGGAGGCGTAGGCGGATAATGGCAGATCAAGTTGAAATGCAGGATATCAGAGGCCTTGACATTGATAAGGCAGTTAAAGGTTTCGCATTAACAGAGTATATCTTCAAGAATGCTGTAACAGTTGTTAACACAAGCGCAGATCATATAAGATGGTATCAAGAAACTGCTGCTGATCTAACTGCAACAGCTCCAATGAGAGTTGCAAACAAAGCTACCTTAGCATTACCTACTGAACTTGAAGTAAGTTGGACAAGAAATACTTCTTATGTTAAAGAGTACATGGCACAGGGAACTATATCCGAGATGGATATAAAGTCTGCTGACATTGACGTACTTGCTAGAACTCTATTAAGATTAACTAGAGCAGTAGTTAAACAAGTTGATACAGACATCTACAACGTAGCATCAGAATCTCAAACAGCAGTTAACATTAACTCTGTAACATCCAATGCAGCATGGGATGCAGCATCTGGACAAGATCCAATAGAAGACATATTGGAAGCTATGCAGAAGATTGAAGAAGCAGATTATGAAACTTCAGGATTAGAAATTTGGTTATCACCTAAAGATAAGAAGTCACTATTGACTTGGTTGATCTCAACAAAGGGAGCAAGTATACCACAATTTGCATCTGAGAAAGTTGAGAATGGAGTATTAATGACATTCCTAGGAGCTAAAGTTAGAGTATCTCCAAACGTAGTTGCAGATTCAGCTCTAGTATTAAATCCTAAGAAAGCAGTTACTTACAGACAATTTACTGATACAACCTCAAAGATAATTGAGAATCCTGGATTGAATAAAATGATTAGAGTATGGGCAAGAGGAATCGCCACTCTAACTGATCCAAAAGCAGTTACTATCATCACTAATACTCAGACATAATTCTATGGCATTAGGCACAGTAGTTGATGGGACGGGCACTGTTGGAACAAGATTTTTAGATAAAGATTATCCTAATACTGAAGGTCTTGTTGCAGGTACTACTATAACTGGTGAAGATCCAACACTTGAGGAGTTAGGAATCTAATGGGCGGATTAGGAAGCGGAAGAAAGCCAGACCCTGTAAGATTATTAACAGGAGCTAACGAGCCAGTAGGAAGGACTGCAAGCCCTATTGTTTTACCAAATTACTCCGGAGTACCTTTACACGATCCTACAAGAGAAGCATTCGTATTGAAGGCAGGAGATACCATGACAGGTAATCTTAATATTCTCCCAGATCAAGCGAATTATTCCTTAAAGTTTATGGTTACAGAAAACGGTAATCCTGTCAGTAAGATTCGTTTTCAGAACACAAGCTTAGGTGATTATGAAATCAATGCAGATGATGCGTACCTTAACTTATCCAAGAGCGTGATAGGTTTCCAAAGCGGAGTTAAAATCAATGATATGGATTTAACTATCAGTAACATGACTACTTCAGGTTTTCTTAAGAACAGCACAAACGGCTTAATCATGGGCGGTCAGTCATCAGGCTTTACTGTACAAGCTGCACAGGGCGGGCGTTTCAATCCTGCTGACGCAACTTCATATTATTTCGGTTGTTCATTTGGCGGATCTTCAGGTAATACTACTGCTGACAATGCACGGATCTATATGCCTAAAGCAGGAACGATAACAAGCGTTTACATATTCACTAGAAATGGAACTCCGGGAAGTAATGAGACATCTACAATATACGTAAGAAAGAATAATACAGCTGATACAGTTATATCGTCGTCAGTTAAGAACGATCAAACACATGAAGCATTCTCCAATACTGCTTTAAGTATAGCAGTAGCACAAGGGGATTATATTGAAATCAAATGGACAACGCCAACATGGGCAACGAATCCATTAAGCACAGAAGTCTATGCAACAATTTACGTAGAGCAATAGTTATTCTTTATACTCACTATCCCAAACTACTCCGGCACAAGTCCAACCGTTAGACGTGTACTGGTCCATCTCTTCTCCTAGTTTTCTCTTCTCTGTAAAATCTAATTTATAATTTTTAACTTGAATGAATCTGATATGCTTATCTTTAGGATCGATTGCAATAAGATCACAAAATCCATGAGAGCCACCAGTGCGTAAGACAATCGGCCAACCTGCTTTTAACAAGGTGTTTCTTACTCTGTACTCTTTAGCTCTACCCCTAGTGTAGTTTGTCGCCATGATTCTGTTTGATCCATCCAAGTAATAACTGCTTCTAGTTCCTCCTGCGCTAGTCTTTTAGCTATACCGAAATTAACCATCATAGATGCTACGATAAACTTTCTATCATTTTCATCTACTTTTCCAAATCTCTGGAACTTCTCTCTAACAGTATTCTTTAGCACCTGTAATCGCGCCATCTTTTTATTTAATGTCTGTGACATGAGTATGATGCCGGGTCGTTGAAAAGCGGGAATGGATTAAACCCGTCCCATGCACGTTGCCCGGCTTAGCATGAGTATGACAGGGCGTCACTGGTTTTTAGCCAGATATAGCCCTACTTTTGTTGTTGAAGGGTACAAAACCATTACCCCAAGATAATAATCGATTTTAATCAGTAGGAAATCGTTCCCTACTGATCAGCTTTTACTGGTTACTGGCCAAAAGTCAGTAACATAGAGAACATCCTTTAGTCCAGAGCCTATTTTCTGCTTTAGGATATTACCCCAGTAGAACTTCTGTCCTACCCAGTTATCCATTTCAGTATTACCTAACTTCTGCAAACAGAGTGTTGTCATTCTGTTAGCACTTGTCTTATTAGGATAGTAAATGCCTTGTGCCTCATTACTAAGCTTGATCAGTACAGCAAGTTTCTTGTTTTTCTCCCCACTTGGGTCCTGCTGTGTAGGATAAGCCTCGTATCTTGGTTTATCTATAACTTCAAAATGCCTCTCACTTTCTGGCATGCTTACTATAAGCTCACCTGTGATAGCTAAGTTTTGTGATTGTACCATTATTTTGCACCTCCTTCTAATTGTGATGATTTTTGGGAAACCTCTATTTTTCTACATTTTGCGCAATACCATAATAATCTGCTGGAATTAGGCGGTGTAGCCAATTCTATAATATTAGCCCAATCATGCTCACATTTCTTTTTCATTCTCTCTTTTATATCAAGCTTTATCATTTTACGAATTTTAACACCGCCTTGCACATTCTTCTCTCTTTTTTTCCAGTATAAGGTAACTTCAACAGCTTCTTTGCTATTGATCTGACATAAGCAATCTCATACTTTTGTCTGCTAATGCGTTTTCTATCTTGTTTCATCGTCTTCTACACCCCCGACTACTCGCTCCATATTACCTACAACCTCAACAAGTCTTGTAACATGAAATCGTCCTGTCTGTCTCTGGTACTCGTCTATTGCATCAGATAGTCTAGTAGTGCGATATACTGGCAGCTCTCTCCTATCATCTTTCCAAGCTAAAGGAACGGGCATATACCTGCCATCTCTTTGCACTTGAACTTCGTATTCTTTCATCTTAATGCTCCTAAGAAAGATAGTGTCAATGCTAAAGACGCAATTGTCAATACCAACATGTTAATAAGAAGAAAAAGAGTACCAAGATCAAGATCAGGATCATACATGTATTCTCGTATATGCCAATCCGTCATAGTAAACCCCCATTAGAAGAATAGAAGGAAAACGCCCGAACCGGGAATCGGACCCGGGTCTCCTGCGCGACAGGGGGCATCATAGATATCTCCCCGGAGCAAGCTTGCCCTTTTTGATTAGTCTTTCAACAATACACTTTGCTATCTCTTTTCTTGAACTATTATCTTCATCTCTTGCTAATAGTTTCAAAGCTTTATTGACTTTTATTGGTATAGCAGTCTCCACCCTTACTTTTTTCATGTCACATTTAACAAAGTGATCTATTTAAATGTTGTGGTGATCTACCGGTATGTTACCGTAACCTTTATATAGTCTCCCTCTAGTGAATTATTATGAGTAAGAAAGCCAAGATTGAGAAAAGGCATCTAACTGCTCAAGATATCGACGATATATGCAGGACTATACGCACAAGTCGCAGATATTTACCTAACAGAGCAGGAGAGTTTATGAGAGCAAGAGATCAGACAATAATTAAGTTATGCAGTCTCTGTGCTCTACGCCCTAGTGAAGCATTGATGTTAAAATGGTCTGATATTGATTTTGATAATAAGCTGATTAATATAGAAGCAGGAACTAATAAAGAGAATCAGGGCAATAACGCCTTGCTTATTCCTCAAGCATTAGAGATATTATATGAGTATAAACAAGTCTATGATCAATATTTAGCAGCCGAGTTCTTATTCCCCTCATTAGTTAGTTTCGAGCCATTAACATTATCTGCATTTGATAAGATATTTCTAAAGATTCAGAAAGAAGCAGGATTGTATAAGGTCCTATGGTATACTTCAGCAGGTCAACCAATATCATCACACACACCATATGATTTGAGAAAGCACGCTGGTACTAGGTTTTATAGGCATACAAGAGATCCATACAAGACAATGAGATTCTTAAGACAAAAGAAGATGACTTCAATAATACCTTATTTACATAGTGAGATCACAGATATTTACACAGACGCAGCACTTGCTTTCTCTTAATGTGTGTGTGCGTGTGTGTGTGCGTGTGTGTGTCACATTTTTCCCCCCTAAGAACCCCCCTTTCCATGGGAAATATAAGCACCTTGTGCTATACCTATATTTCCTATAGAACCTTAACTTACCTACCCTTACCTACCTTGTCTTACTACACTAACACACACATACACACACTCACTTGATCGGAGTTCAGATATTTACGTACACCTATGCAGTCCTTGCCTGCTAATGGGTTTTGTGTATATCACCGCTTCGTTCGCTTCGCTCACTCCGCTAACGTCCCCCCCCGTCGTAGCTTGAAAAGCTCGTATAGCTAAGTTAATACCTTGTATTAACTTAGGATAGTAGCGTTCAACGTACGTACGTAGTGTAGTTAGCATAGTAATCTAAAGAACGAAGCCGTAAGGCTGAGTTAGTTAGTAGTAATAGCATAGTACGTATGTAGTGCAACACGTCAACGTGGGGCAATATAACGTCATTTAGAGCGATAGTTGAAGCGTTTGTACTTTTCTTGGGTTATCTCAGCAGAAAAATTTTTATTATTTTTTATTTTTAAAAAAAAGAAAAAAATATATAGTGTATCATCTTTACTACCCTATGAGCTTAAGCGATAAGATTGAAATTTCCCTTTCAGATTCCTATAATAATCGACTAAAGGTTGAAGATGTTAAAGAAGCTGTAAATGAATTGAAAGAGAAAGTTAGTTTATTTGAAAACCTCAACGGTGGACAAATGGTTCTAAGATGGATAGACGAAATATTCGGAGATAAACTAAGTGGAAGTTGAAGATTTAGGTATTAAGGTAGTCTCTAAGGATGAAGCCTTATGGACAGAAGTTAAGGAAGCAGCAGAGAAAGAACTAGAATCTATTGAAGATAACTATTTCAGAACAAAGACATTCCAAACAGCAATTAGGGAACTATGTATAAACAAACTTGCAGAGATTAGTAATGATAAGTGATGACGAACATAGACAGACAATGCATTGTTTAGAAGTAGCATTAAGACAAATTAATAGTGAAGTTAGTTGGATAAGGCAGTTACTAGTTGATTTCTTGGAGAAGAATGATAGTCCTAGATGATTGGCAAAAAGAAGTTTTGAGTTATGATAAAGATCTTCTATTGTGCACTGGCCGTAGAGTTGGTAAGACGTACATACTAGCGAGAAAGGCGTGCGAAGAGATGGTGAATAAACCCAATACGCCAGTCATTGTTGTATCATTAACCGAAGATCAAGCGCAACTGATTATTTCTATGGCTCTTAATTACTTACAAGATCATTACCCGAAGATGATTGCAAAGGGGCAGAACAAACCAACACAGAAAACCATCACACTAACAAACAAGTCGAAGATGATATCGCGCCCTGTTGGAAATACTGGAGATGGAGCGAGAGGATTTGAAGGAGGAATCTTGATAGTGGATGAGGCTTCCAGAATGCCCCGTTCGTTTTGGATTGCTGGAAAGCCTGTACTGCTAACGACAAACGGACGCATATGGATGGCATCAACACCGTTTGGAAAGCAGGGTTACTTCTGGGAGAGATTCGACGAAGCATATAACAAGAAGAGTCCTAGTGCGAGATTCAAAGTATTCTATATATCAACAGAGGAAGTAATGAAGAACAGACCAATAAGTGATAGTTGGACGGAGGAACAGAGAGAGGGAGCATTGAGAATACTTGATGAAGATCGAAAGGAGATGTCGGAGATCGAATACGGACAAGAGTATCTCGGATTGTTCCTAGACGAGTTAAGACAGTTCTTCCCTGATGAATTAATTGACAAGTGTTGTATACTACAGAGAAACCCTAATATGACGGGTGATAAGTTCTTAGGGGTTGACATTGCGAGAATGGGAGATGATGAGAGTACGTTTGAAGTTATTAACAAGCTAGATGGGAAATACTATCATGTAGAATCGCAGATAACAAAGAAGACATATACAACGCAGACAGAGCAGAAGATCATAGAGCTTGATAAGATGTGGAACTTTGTTAAGATTGGAATTGACGCGGGGTCTGGATCGCTAGGAGTTGGCATATACGATCATCTGTTACAATCAAACATTAAGAGAAAAATTGAAGCTATGAACAACAGAGCAATAGCACAGGACAGAGATGGAAAGAAGAAAGTGACTTTACAGAAAGAAGATTACTATGATAACTTACGAGGTATGATGGAACGTGGAGAGATCAAGCTATTAGATGATGATAATGTCAAGGCCAGTCTTAGATCTGTACAGTGGGAGTTTACTAATACAGAGGAAGATGTGCAAGAAGGAAAGATCTCTAAAGTGAGGATATTTGGTAAGTATACCCACGTAGCCGAAGGTATAATCAGAGCTGCATGGCTTGCGAGAAAAGCGAAGAATTTAAATTTCCAGATATATTACGTATAAGATGCCAGATAAGGTAACAATAGGAAATATTACTATAAGTCGTTCACTAACTTCAAACGGTGATGTAGTAGTATCGGAAGATAAATTTGCAGAAATCGTTGCATTGGAAAAATTACGCGAGGAAATAATTAAACTACATCTAGGGGCCAAATGAGCTGGACGTTGTGCACAAGCGGAGCAGCAATAATTAAAGCAGGTACTGGTGCAAGTACAACTATTGTAGGATCGGGTGCTGCATTGGCTGAAATGAGCGACGAGGTAGAAGCATTTATTTGTGATGCACTAAGAGTTGACGTTGTAACTAATTACGGATCGCTAACTAGTAATGGTAAGAAACTCCTTGGAAGATTAGCAGCATCTATGATTGCACAGGACATGGTAGATTATGATACAACTGGTTACAATAGCGCAAGAGAGGCAGAACTAAAACTTGACAAACTAGAAAACGATATTTCCAAAGCTCTGAAGTTATTGGAAGATGATAAAGTTAAAGCATACTTGCAGGCGACTTAATGGCACTCCAAACAAAGTTTAGGCGATCACCTGAAAAGGCCATAGCCTCTTATTCTTATTTTGATATTGCAGAAGGTAGCGGCTTAATTGAGTTTCTCCCATTTCTAACAACTAGTGATGGCAGTAATCTAAGCGGAGCCATGACAATTAATACAAGTGTATATGGTGCAAGTTCAGGGGCAGCAAACTTAACAGCAACTAACAAAGACTTTGATGTAGTTTTCAACTTACCTAAGATTATAGAGGGAAATGCATTTTGTATAACTCCGATAAGGATCCAAGGAACCGGAAACGGCAAGGTTTATGCAACTATTAAACACGTGGATTTAAACGGAGTTGAAACAACAATCGGAGCACAAGCTACATCCGAATCTGTGATTGGTGGCGGTGGCGGTGTTAGTGCTGATAAAAAAGTAATCACAAAGTTCACGATTGCAAGAAAGAAATTTAAGAAAGGAGAGAAGTTAAGACTTAATCTTTCAGGAGCTTCAAGCGGAAGTGTGGAGAAAGCAGATATTGGACTATCACCAGTTAATACTCAATTATCGACGGTATTTGCAACTAATGGGAGCAGATCAAGCCTATTTATCCCATTCAGAAACGAGATATAATTAAACGAACCCTTTTTAAATGGGCATTAAAACGAACCCTTTTTAAACCCCCTCCTTCACTTGGATAAAATATAAATACGCTACTAGTTTCTTAGCATCGCTTAAAGGTTTTAAGCGTAA